AAGGTGCTAGTACAGCAGGAAAGCCTAAGTCTGGTGAAAGCCAACGTATGAAGAAAAAGAGAGCTAGTTTTAAAGCGAGACATCGCAAGAACATAGCAAAAGGTAAATCAAGCGCAGCCTATTGGGCAAATCGCGTAAAATGGTAATGGAGAGTTAAATGCCAATAGCTGAAGATAGTGCTGGTGGTTCACCTGTACCCATTCCTACAAACCTGACAACTAACCTTACTGGGGAAGCAACAGGGAGTGGTACGTTAGATTACACAACAGGCGATATAGATATTGCAGTAACTGTTGTAGATAATGGTCACAATCACATACTTAGCAATATTACAGACGTACAAGTTAACAATGCAATAAGCGGTCAGATACTTGTTTACAATGGAACTGTGTGGGCTAATGCAACTAATACTGCTGGTATTACTGCTATCGTACAGGACACATCACCCCAGCTTGGCGGCAATCTTGATTTGAACGGCAAAAATATTAATGGCAACGGCAATATAAATTTAGCTGATAATTATAAATTAACGCTAGGCACAGGTAATGACTTAGAGTTATCGCACGATGGTGTGTCAAGTTACATACGTGATGTGGGTGCTGGTGACTTACAGATATTTGCTTCAGATGATGTTTATATTAGAGGCCAAGGCAGTAACACGTATATGGCGCGATTTAATGAAAGCGGTGCTGTAACACTATATCACAACAATGTAATTAGGCTAATAACGACTGATAGCGGTATTACAGTTACAGATGAGGTAGAAGCTGATGAATTTATAGGCCCATTGCGCGGCCCTACTAAATTTAAAGGTCAAGCTGGTGAGGCGTTATCTGCTGGTGATCCAGTATATATATCTGGCATATCAGGCAACACTACTGTTGTTTCTAAAGCCGATGCCAATGATGCAAGTAAGATGCCAGCCTTTGGTATTATAGATGCATCTGTAAGCGCAAACGCAACTTGTCAGGTTCTTACTTTTGGTGAAATGCACAATTTAGATACATCTGCATTTAGTGAAGGTGATGAACTGTATGTATCAAATACAGGTACATTAACTACAGCAATACCATCAGGTGAGTCGTCACAAATACAGAAAATAGCTAAAGTAACACGTTCACACGCAAGTGCTGGTGGTATATTTATAATGGGTGCGGGGCGTAGCAATGCTGTACCTAACCTTGATAATGGTGATATATTTATTGGTGACGGCACTAATCATGCAACAACTACAAGTCTCAACACTGCTGTAAATGCACTAACATTGACAAACTATTTACCATTATCTGGCGGTGCAATGACAGGCAACATAACTACGTCAGGGACATTTGATGGCAGAGATGTAAGTGTTGATGGCGCAAAGTTAGATGGCATAGCTACAGGTGCAGATGTAACTCTAAATGAGATATCTGCTGGTACTAACGTAACGATATCCGCAGGGGGCGTTATTAGCTCAACTGCAAGTGGTGGACTCGCACACGTTGTAGACGATCTTACACCCGAGCTTGGCGGCAACTTAAGTCTTAATAGCAACGATATCACAGGCACAGGTAATTTAAACTTTACAGGCAATGTTACGTTGTCAGGCACAGTAGATGGCCGCGACGTAGCCGCTGATGGTACTAAACTTGATGGTATAGAAGCATCTGCTGATGTGACGGATACTGCTAACGTAACCGCCGCAGGAGCCTTGATGGATTCTGAGGTTACTAACCTAGCACAAGTTAAAGCATTTGATTCTTCTGATTATGCTACTGCCGCGCAAGGTACCACTGCTGACGCTGCGCTACCTAAAGCTGGTGGCACAATGACAGGTGACATACTGTTTAACGACAATGTTAAAGCTAAGTTTGGTAATAGTGATTTACAAATCTATCACGACTCTAGTCATTCATATATAAAGGACAGTGGTACAGGTAACTTATTTATTGATGCTACAAGTTTACGACTAAGAACAGGTGCAGGAACTGAAACATATTTAACAGCAGATGGTAATGGTTCTGTCGATTTATACTATGACAACGCTAAGAAGCTTGAAACAACATCTTCTGGTATAGATGTAACAGGTACAGTTGTTGCTGATAAAATGTTTGTTGAAGGTACAGCTGACACAAGGCAATGGGAAGCAGGTTCTGCAGGACAGAAGCTAGCTATATACGCCTATGATAACAGTACATTCTATCACAGATTAGACACAGGTAATGCTACTAATTACCAGTGGGGTACGTTTGATAACATTCCAATCTACACTATTACGAATAACACTATTAGAACAACGCTAACAAATAGCGGTAATTTTGGTATAGGTAGTACAAATCCGACTTCACTTTTACATTTAGCAGCAAATGCACCTTACATTACATTCGAAGATACTGATAACAATCAAGATTGGCAAATACAGGCAACTGCGTGGTTTGCTATACGTGACCAAACTGCAAACGCAGAGCGTATGCGTATTGATAGCTCAGGTCGCGTGGGCGTAGGTTTATCAGCACCGACTGCTAAGATTCATTTATTTACAGATGGTGTTGACCAATCAATGTTCTCAGCACAGGCAGACTTAGGCGTACAAAATAGAATACTTACATTAAAGTCTCCTGTTTCTGATAGCACTACACAACCTTTCAGATGGCAGACAAGTAATTCTATACTATGGGAAATTGATGGTACTGAATCAAAATCAATGAACCTTAATTCGGTAGGTAATTTGGGCTTAGGCACTTACAGCCCGACTCAAAAGCTTGAAGTTACAGGTAAGATACAAGTAACCTCAGCAGACCCAGAGATATTCCTAACAGATACTACAACAGGTGTTGACCATTCTATTGATGGCAATAGCGGTGTTGGTAATTTATTTATACACGTTGATAAAAATAATGAAGGCTCAGACCCTAAGTTTATTGTTAATGTTGGTTCAACAGACGAGTTAATTGTAGCAACTGAAACAGGTTACGTAGGTATTGGTGCTCCAACTCCTAATAATAGGCTTCACATTTTTGACAATAATAGTGACATAAGTATGGATAGCAGTGCTAGTGGCCAATTTCACATTGATGGTAATGGTTATGCATTTGCCATAGCATTAGATGCACAGGGTGCTAATATTTATACTAACTCAGCTAGCCGTGATGTTATATTTGGCACAAACGAAACTGAACGTATGCGCGTTACAGATGATGGCACAATCTGCACAAGAAGCGGTGTAGCTGAAGCAACAATGATAAGCTTTGAAAATGGAAATGGACAAGTTGGAAAAATAAGCAGCAGTGGACTTGGCACAGTATATGGAACTACATCAGACTACAGATTAAAAACTGATGCACAGCCCATGACAAGCAGTATTGACCGATTAAAAGCACTTAATCCAATAAACTTTGAATGGATTTCAGATGGTAGTAGAGTTGATGGTTTTTTAGCGCATGAAGTACAATCTATTGTGCCAGAAGCAGTCACAGGCACGCAAGATGGTATGCAAGATGAGGAGTATGTAGTAAGCGAAGCCACAGGTGACATATACACTCCTGCTGTTCAGGCTACATATGAAACAATCCAAGTTGAGCTAACACCTGCTGTTGAGGCAACTTATGACGAAGATGGCAATGAATTAACACCTTCCGTTGAAGCTACCTATGATGAGCAAGACCAAGAGCTTACACCTGCTATTGATGAAATAATACATAGCACAGATGCACCAAGGCCAGATGAACTTGAAGAAGGTCAGGCATGGCGCGAAACTACAGAAAGAATAATGGCAACACGACAAGTGCCAGACTATCAAAGTATTGACCAAGGTAAGATTGTGCCATTGCTAACATCAGCATTGCAAGATGCTATTGCTAAAATTGAAGCATTAGAAACACGCTTAGAAGCGCTAGAAAGTTAAGATCATGGAAAACCCGGCAAACGTAGATGTTAAGACATTATTAACTTTTTGTGCATTATTAGTTACGTTTGTTGGCGGTGTTATTGCTAGGGATAGACAAGTGTCGGCTAAGATCAGCAATGACAATTCTAAAACGCATGGGCGTATAGATGACTTAAAAGATGACATGAATGAAAACTTCGCAAGGAAAGATGATGTACGTGAATCGGTTAAAAGAGTTGAGCGCAGCATTGAGTCACTGGGCGTTGAAATGCGGCAAAACCATAAAGACCTTACTGCGCTTATTATTAAGAATGAAAACTAAACATTACATAAAAGTCGATTGGGATGGTGACAGATGGCCTAACTTTAGTGCCAAAGAGCTATCATGCAGGCACTGCGGTCAATACTATCATGACCCGGAGTTTCTAGACAAGCTGCAATGGGTACGCACAAAGATAGAAAAGCCGTTGCATATAAACTCTGCACACAGATGCTTTAGGCATAACCTAGCTGTTGGCGGTGTGCCATTAAGTCAGCATAGAAAACTTGCTGTAGATATATCCTTGCGTAATCACAACAAAGAAGAATTAAACTTTATGTGTAAGTCTGCTGGTTTTACAGGCTTTGGTTATTATCAGACTTTTTTACACATAGATACAGGTCGCCGCAGACATTGGTTTGGCGGTGATAAGTCATTGGAGTTTTGGTCAAATGATTGATATTTTATCCCCTATCCTATCAACAGGCGTTGGTATCTTTGGCGCGTTCTTGCAGCGTAAGCATGAGCGCAATATGTTTAAACATGAAACAGAGCGTATGCGTCTGGAGTTTGAGCAAGAGTTAGCACTGACTGAAATGTCAATGAAGGCAAAGCGTGAAGAAACTGAGCAAGAGATCGCACTAACCGAAATAGCTGGCAACATATCTGCGTTTACCAACTCTCAAGACGCTGAAAACAATCTGAGTAAGATTAGATGGGGTAAGTCAATGTTAGGCGACATTGCTAACTTTATGCGATCAATAACGCGCCCCGGCATTACTTGGTATCTTGTTTTAATGACTAGCATACGCACAAGTGAATACTACGCTATCACAGATAAGCTAACGCAAGATTTAACTAACTTAAATGACCAAGTAGCATTGATTGGCACAGCGTTTGACCAGATGCTTGCAAATCCGTTTGACTTGGCGCTTGTTAACATGACGGCAATGGTAGTTGGCTGGTGGTTTGGTAGCCGAGGTCAAAATACTAGCTATGAAGATGAGCATTACAAAAGAACTGGGTAATGAAAACACACACAAGTATTGAACGCGCCAGAAAAATAGCAGAAGTTTGGCCTAACAGCACATCACTTGCTGATGCTATGCGGAAGGCTGGTATTAGCACAAATACAGAACGTGCGATGCGTCAACATAAAAGCAACACACAAAGTATCTTAGGTATAAAGTTAGAACCACATAATCCTAAGTATAAAACGAATGACGTAGAGTGTCCAAGCAACTTAGATATAAAAGCTGCGAAGAAGTATAAGTCATTTTTGATTACATCTGCAACAAATAACAGCACATTAAATCAAAAGTTTTTCGACACGCTAGAGTTGTTTAGTAAACACCACAAAAGTCAGCTGTTAATCATTCCCTTAAAATACAGACATAATACACTGATTGCAAAAAAAGACTATCAGTGGCCTGTGGCTATACATAACTATGCATTGCTTGATGATTTGATACTTAGCAAGTCATTCATGGTGTCTGGTCTACGCCTAACAGCTACTGCTGTAGACCCTCTATCTGGTATGCAAGCACATAGCGGACAGAGGTCTGTTGTATACGGCGCTACATCACTGCACTTGCGATTAGCGGCAACACCGGGTGATGAACTACCTAAAATGCTACAAACCACAGGTAGCTGTACCAGCAAAACTTACACTAGGACAAAGGCTGGTGGTAAGGCTAAATTCAATCATGTATTTGCCGCAACATACGTCAAACTTGTTGGTGATAAGTTTTATCATACGCAAATAATTTGGGATGGTAAAGGTTTTTACTTTTTAGATCAGTATTGGACACCAGAAGGATTACAACCCGGTGAAAACGCAGCGGCTATAGTCAGGGGTGATGACCACGCGGCTATGCACGATAGAGTTATACTAAAAGCTAGAGCTAGTCTGTGCGATAGACTTAAACCAGATATACACGTTTTCCATGACGTGTTTGATGGCGTATCTATATCACATCACCATAAGTTACTTGATAAGATAAAAGTGTTTAATATGCGTATGAACAGTCTGGCGTGGGAGTTAAAGCACACTGCGGCACATATAGTGCAAACAGGCGGTAAAGAGAATTGGATAGTAGACAGTAACCACGACAGGCATATTGAGCGTTACTTAAATGAAGGCAGACACCTTAAAGAGCCGCATAACGCAGCGATAGGTTCAGAGTTACTTGCTGAGATATCCTACAAAAATAAATCAGCATTAGAGTGTGCGTTTCAAAAATATATACCGGGCTGTTATAAATTTGTTAATGCAAACAAGCGTGCCAATATAAAAGGCATAGACGTATCACAACATGGTGATAGAGGTGCTAATGGTTCAAGAGGCAGTATTAAAGGTTTTGCCAATGCTATGTATAAAACTGTTATAGGCCACAGCCATTCGCCCGGTATTAGCGGAGGTGCATGGCAAACAGGTGTATCTACTTTAAAACAGCCTTACAAGGTTGGTTTATCTACATGGGCCTGCGCTGATGTAATCATTAATGCTAACGGCAAGCGATCAATGTTCTTTTATATTAATGGCAAAAGCCTAGCCGACGTTATTTGATTTTATTTACACCGGGCTTGCCATCATGGTATCGATGCAACATATCAAGCATCTGATTATGTATGTTTCTAATCTGCAATGACTTAGCCCATAAATCTCTAAAATTACCTTCGGGATAATCAACGCCATTGTGTTTAGAGTTTACATATTCTGGCTCATCAAAAAACAATGTGTGTTGCCTCCATTGCTCATGCAAAAGTACAACTTCTCTAAATAAACGCCAGTATTTATCGTCAAAATTTTCTTTATGTTTAGCCATTATGTGTCAAGCCTAGTTGTCTTTAAATTTCTGTCATCAACAACAGAGTCATTTAACATTGCATCTCGCAACACAACTAGACCAGCTATAGCTTTAGTTATATGTGACAAGCCTGATTCTTGATCAATATCTTCACCATCATACCAAGCTAAAAGATGACGCAATGTGCTGCTGTAGTAATCGCTGTAGTGCAAACGCTCAAATCGCCAATTGTATGTGCCATACTTGTCAGCACCTTCCGACAGCGAGTCAGCTATTTCATTTAAAACTTGCACAGGCGTATGTTGATATTGACGCTTTTTAAGACCAGCAACTCTTTTATAATTTTTCATTTTGCTCAACTTCCTCAATATTTATACCCCATTTAGCACACTGCGTTATAATTAACTCACATAGATCAGAGTGCTCTTTCACAGACATAGTTGATGTACGCGGATGTAGTGGCAACATACCGCCGTCTAAATCTGGCATAAACTGTGTTTTAAATAAAGCAGCGGCAAACACTTGTTTCCAATCTTCTGTGCTATATTTACCGCCTATGTTGCTTATTTGCCACGCATTGCCATTCCAACGCATTTTTTCGCTAACTATCGTTAATAAGGCCCACATAAGCGAGTTTTGGTCTGTGCTACGTTTATTGCGTTTAAATGTAACAAACGTGCCAGCTGGCGCTAAATCAATCAGACGCTTACATTCAAGCTTATCTTTATCCCTAGTTATATGTATAGTGTGCTGACCCATTAAAATGGAATCTCATCATCTAAACCCGGAACTACATTTCTATTATAACCGCCAACATCTAAACGTGGTTTGTCTGCACCAGCGTTGCTACCATCTAACAATACTAATGTTCCGCCATAGCCCTTCAAAACAACTTCAGTTACATACTTATCATTGCCAGAGTTGTCAGTCCATTTACGTGTCTGCAGCCTACCCTCAATATAAAGCTTAACACCTTTTTTAACATAGCGCTCTATTACAGATACTAGACCTTCAGAAAAGACACTTATTTTTGACCATTCGGTTTTGCTAACATACTCTTGTGTTTTTTTATCACGCCATTTTTCCGTAGTTGCTAATGAAAAGTTAGCAACCTTGCCTCCATTATTAAATGTTTTAATTTCTGGATCACTGCCAACATTACCAACTAAAATAACTTTATTTACACTAGACATTTTTACTCTCTTTCATTTTGTTAAGTTTTTCGATTAATTGATTTATCTCAGTATTTGCTTTAAGCATTTCTGATAATAATTCTTCTTGATACTCTTTATCTGCTTCAACTCTGCAAACTGCCATTTTTAGTCCATCTGGAAACCTAGGATCATAGCCAACTACGTCAACATATTGTCTACCTGTAACTAACAGCTGCATTTGTAGCTGAACGCGGTACTCTTTTGCGTGAGCATCTTTCTCTAAATAGCTAACCATTTTTGCCATAGAAAAAGGGCATTTGATTTCAACTAAACCATCGTCATCAATAAGGCCATCTGGACTGCAAGTTATAAAGCTATATTCTGGTTCCGGGTGAATAACCATACCAACTTCACTAACAGAGACATCACGTTCAAAAGCATAATAATCACGCGCTTCAGCCTCTAAGTCTGTACCGCGCTGCATTGCTGCGTTGCTATACGTTGGCTCAACTACACCAGTCATGCGTTCTAAGGCTAATTGTGTTATCATATTAGCTCTGCTTGTGCTGTAGCCTGATTTAGTTTTAGCTACTAAAGCTTTGACACGAGAAGCTGTTAATTTGCCTGCACGCGCGGCAAACCAAGCATCTGAGCCTTGTTCAACATCTATAATATTCATTACTCTGCCTCCGCTTTTTCTGCGGCTACAATAGCGGCTTTTTGCTCAGACCAAGCTTTTTTAAGGGTAGCTAAGTCTGCATTATTGCACTTTAGTTTACGTATTTTTTTAGCAACAGCTTTTAAATCATCATCTTGCATAGATTCTGATATTTCTATAAGCAATGGCTCTAAGTCTATTGATTTTATTTGTTTAGCCTGTGACGCGACATTACCATCATCGTCTTCTTGTGACATATTAAGTGCGCCAGCTAAACCGCCGCGACGGCAGTATGTCATTGTAGACATAAGTACGTGTATATCTGCATTTTTTACATCTGATTCAAAATATGTTTCATACCATTCCCCGGATGTGTGCAATATTCTTGTGCTTAGTACCATTGTGCGACGCTCAGTAATACCGCCTTGATTTTGCATTATTGTTATATCGTTTTCTGCTAAATGTGGCCTAGCAGCCTCAATTAGTGAGCTAATAGTTGTATATTTAGATTTAAAGTGCGGATTGCTGCCATCTTTACTTGCTGGCTGTATAGAATTAATAGCTTTAACAAGAGCTGGTGCAATTTTAGCTGTGCTTGCAGAATGTTGTATTGGTAAGTGTTGTATAGTCACGTTTTCCTCCATTTTTAAACTGTGATGACTTAGCCATAAAGTAATACGCGTGCCTTTGCAATAGCTAATCTGTTATTATTTTTACTAGACATTGTAAAAAATATACTTATAGAATAGTGCTATGTACTTTAAAAAAGGAGTTTGATATGAAACATACTGTACAATCTATAATTGATAAATCAGGCGGCAAAGATGCTGTCTGCGAGATAATACCAAGTTTAAAGCCTGATACACTTCGCAGCTGGAAGCGGATTGGAATCCCGGAGAAATATTGGGATAGACTCATTGATATGCACAAAACACGATTAACGGTTAATGAGTTGCACAAGTTAAATACTATTGTGCGCGGAGGATGGTAATGTGGGTGCTACCGAAAAATTACCAACTGTCGTCAGTTTTTGCAGCGGATATGGTGGAATCGAAAGAGGACTTGATCTTGCAGGGCTTAGACATAGAACAATCTGTTATGTGGAGATCGAAGCCTTCGCCATTGAAAACTTGGTGCAGAAGATGGAAAGAGGACTCATACCTGCCGCACCTATTTACACGAATCTTAAAACCTTCCCAGCGCAAATCTTTCGAAACAAAGTTGACATCATTACTGGTGGATATCCATGTCAGGCATTTTCACAAGCAGGAAAAAGACAAGGAAAAGACGACCCCCGACACCTATGGCCTTTCATTAGAAAACACATGGAAGCAATTAGACCTAATAGAGTTATGTTCGAAAACGTCGAAGGTCACATATCGCTTGGACTCTCCACAGTTATTAGCGACTTGGAAGAAGATGGTTACAATGCAACGTGGGGAATATTCAGCGCGCGTGAAGTTGGCGCACAGCACCAGAGAAAAAGAGTCTTTATCATGGGCGACACCAAACACTCTTGACCATTTACCACCTAGAAGTAGCGAAGGTGTAATTAAACAGGCGACGACAACACGCAAAGGTAGAAAAAGACCATCAAATTTACGTGAGCAAGTAGACCAAAAAACTGTAGACATATATAAATATCAAGCATGGCCGACAGTGATGGCATCTGATTGGAAAAATATGGATACGTGTAACCAAATGCAATTAGCTAAAGCCGTCAAAGTTAATTGGCCTACAGCTACAGTATTTGACGCGACAGGTGGTGGCTACCCAACTGAAATAGTTAATGGACAATACAAGTCAAAACACAGCAAAGACCCAGACAGTCCTTGGTATGGCGCTAAATTAGCAGATGCAGTCAAAGTTAATTGGCCTACACCAGCTGCTAGAGATTATAAAGGTAAATCAGGAAAAGGCAGACAACAGAGAAAAAATAATCCATTAGATACATTACCAAACGCTGTAATGATAGATAATGGTGGCCCCTGCTATCTCAATCCAGATTGGGTAGAGAAACTAATGGGTGTACCAACTGGCTGGACTGCACTAGATGGCAATAGAAATAAATGGCAAAATAATTGGTCAGGCGATTGGGAAGGTAATACACCAAGAACAACTGATGTTAAAAAAGATAGAGTTGACCGCATCCGTATGCTTGGAAATGGCGTTGTTCCTGCGACAGCGGCTAAAGCTTGGACAGTGTTGTCTGCAAGATTAAATAAAGGAGATAAAAATGAAAATACAGAAATATAATAAGAATGGTGTAGAGTCTTTTTACACTGAGCACCCCTATTTTAAAAGGATGATGCTGCACCGAGCAAAGCGCAGAAAAGATACTAGATCACAACATCACTGGCAGAACCTTGTGAATCAAGAAACTACAGATGCACTCAGGAGGCTGTTAGATGAAGTTTAGTGAGCACCCGGATTACGTCAAGTACCGCACAATACCTAATTATTTGTACGCCAAGATAGCTCTTGAACAATGTGGTAAGTGTGGCTGTGGATGTGGTAGAGATTTGGAATTTGAACAACGTAAAATACGCATTGAGCATATTATGCAAAGAGCATTTGGCGGCAAGCATGAAGAGGGCAATATAGCGCTTTGGTGTGTGAAGCCTTGCGCTCTCGCTAAAGATAGGAGAGATGCGGCTAACCGCAAAAAAGTCAGAAGCTTAACAAAGTCTACTAAGAAAAGTCAGAAGCCTAAGAAAAAAATACAAGGTCGCACAAAAATACAATCGCGTGGATTTGGCGACAGCTACAAGCCTAATATTAAGGAAATTGATTGATGTACAAACGTAACAAATACAACGCCATTAAAGTTAAAGATGATGGCTACACATTTGACAGCAAGCGTGAACACGCCAGATACCTGCACAACAAGCAAAGATTAAAAGACGGCGAAATAACAGATTTAGAAATACACCCGGTATATCAGATATTGGTTAATGACCAGAAGATATGTAGATATACTGCTGACAGCCAATATAAAAACAAAGAAGGCACTTTGATAGTGGAAGATGTTAAATCACCTATCACTGCCAAGCAAGCACGCTACAGGCTAGTTAAGAAGCTTATGAAAGCTGTGCATGGGATTACAATCCTGGAGGTGTACTAAAAAAATAGGGCGATAGAAAAGGATTAGAAAACTACCGCCCAGATGCCATTACTATTGGGGGAAACCAATGGCTTTACATAATATGAAATACAATATAACATATTGCAAGCAAAAAGGATTAAAAAATG